TTCGGCAACCTGCGCCATGGCCTCCTTCTTCTCCTCGTGCTCTTCCTTCGCCTTCTCGACCTTCTCCTCTTTCTCCTCCTTCTCGCCCTCGTCCTCGGCGAGCTTGTTCATGTTCTCGACCCACTGGCCGTAGATGCCACGAACCTGGGCATCGGGCATCGAGTTGAGGTCGAGGCCATTGGCCTCTGCCGTCTTGACGAAGAGGTCGACGGAAGCGTCCTTCTCGAAGGCTTCCTGCTGGGCGCTGGAGTTGCCGGTTCCGTAGTGGGCGGCGAGGAGTTCGTTCATGCTCATGGTGGTGTCCCTTGGTTCTTGATCAGTTGAGGATTACGCGCTGCGTGTTCCTCGAGGGGGAACCCCTCTCCACGCCGGCTTTCGCCCGAGTTACAGAAGGCCCCCGTAGATGTCAGCGCCCAACTCGTCCCAGAAAGCGTCCCGCAGATAGTGGACCGTGAGGGGAGTGAAGAGCTGATCAACTGGTGCCGACGCCAGCTTACTGAACTCACTACCCCTTGGGGCAGATGCGTTCAGAAGTCCTTGTGCGCCGCTCACCAGATCCATGAGAGTTGTTCGGTACCCGTTGTAGGCAGCTCCTATCTTACGCAGCACTTCTGAGGGATGGGAAGAAGAGGCCCTCTTCTCACCCCCGTCGCTCTTCTTCATCACAAGTACACGATGCTCAATCGCAGGCGCGAGAGCAGAGCGTGATTCCATGAGAGGGAGAAGAAGTCTTGCAAGTGAAGGAAGGAAGGAAGCGTGGCCGAGAGACATACTCTCAGTATCTTTCGATCTGGGGAAGACGATGTTCCGACGATCAAAGTCGTCAGCCATGTCTCTCCGTCCGATCTGAATCAAGACGATACGCTGAAACTCCCTGGGACGAAGAACGATGCCCAAACCACCAGAAGTAGACAGGGAGCTGGGCAGGTCATGTTTCCCGAGTGCATCAAGCACATCATCAGGCAAATCTTCTTCTTCTCTCGACAGAGTGGCCACCGCCTTGCCAGCGAACTGGCTCGGCACAATGTCCTTGATGATCTCACTCTTCTTGAGCTTCGCGTCCTTGTATTGGAACGCTTCCTTGAAGATTGACTCGTTGAGAGAAGCCGTCTTTTCCCCAACGGTCATCTCGTCGTAGCCGAGCTTCTCCGCCTCATAGGCAGAAGAGCCGAACGAATAGACGCGCCCCTCAGACGCGATCTTCATCATCGTCTTGGCTGTCTTGTCAGCCCCGATGAAGACGAAAGAGATGTCGAAGAACTTCGGGAAGTCGTTGTAGACGTACACCTTCCGGCCATCGGCCAGAATCTTGTTCATCTGATTGCGAGCGTGCTCGCAATAGTCCTTCCGAGTGATCGACACGCCCCGGATAGGGGTCTTCTTATGGATGGCGAGGATGGCCTGGCCCGGAGACGCGTGCTTCTTCGGGTCGAAGGTGGCAGCCGCCTCGTGGTACCGCTTCCAATCGAGGCAGATGGAGCACGTATCGAAGGGCACCTTGCAGCCCATCGAGACATCCGGAAACATGCCCTGGCTGAGCTTGTCCCAGACCTGCGTGCCCCCGTACTCCTGGCACTTGAGCTTATCGACCCGAGTAACGAGCTCGACGCGCTTGAGCCTCGGGTGCCAGACAGCCAGCTCCACCTCACCGAAGGCGCGGCCTGCGTCCTTGTTGCGATGGTGGGCGTAGGGGTGGGCTGAATAGAAGGTCGGGTAGCCGTACGCCCAATCCTTCGCCTTGATCTTGTCGAGCAAAGGGTTGCCCGTCCAATCATCAGGGCGATGGATCAGGGCAGCTTCTGGGAAGTGATCGCCGTTGACATTGGAGCCGAAGAACTCTCCGGCCCCCATGGCATTGACGAGGTTGTACGCTGCATCATTCCGGGGCCTGAGCGACTCGATATACTTGACGACGTCAGGAAGAAGTGTGGCTGATGCGGTCTTCTCGAAGTACGCATCAGACGCTTTGTTGAAGAGCGGGATGACCGTTGGGCCAGTCTCGCTCTCACCCCGGTATGTGCAGAGCTTGTACATAAGGGGCCCTGACCGCCCTTGTTGTTGCGGCGCTGGTAGGGCTTGGCGACGACCTTGGGCTTGAGCGACTCGGCGAACGAGTTACCTGCGTGCTCACCACCCCTACGCCACGAATCAGCCATGGGGGACTTGAACTTGTCGGAGGCCGACAGGCTCTCGGTGAGGATGCCACCGGCTGACATGGGGTTGTCGGCCATGCGGCGCAGATAGGTCCCGGCGACGATCGGGTCCTTGGCGAAGTTCGGATTCATGTTCCGAAGCGACGAGTACATCTGGTTGAACATCTTCGGGTCGCGCTCGTGATGCTCATGCAGGTCCGGGTTCAGTTCCAAGATCTGCTTGAAGTCGTGCGACTTGGTGGCCGCATCGTAGATCTTGCCAGCGGCCATGCCGGCGCCGGCGAAGGCAACTCCGGCAGCAGCCATCCCAAGACCCTGCGTCATCGCATGGCCGAAGCCCTTGGCAGCTTCACCACCGAAGGCGACCTTCTCCTGGGGCTCGCCGTACTGGGCGTAGAAGTCATCGAGGGGGTTAGACATCAGCCGCCTCCGCTCTGGAGCATCTGCTCGAGGTAGTTGTGCTCTTGCGTCCCAGGGATGGCGGCCAGCGTTTGGTACTTCGCCTTCTGGAACGTGGGGTCGTACTTGAGGTTCCGGCGGTAGGCCTCGTGGGCCAAGACAGCGGGGGCAGCGACAGCGCCGACTTGGGCTGCAGTGCCGAAGCCCTGGCCTTTGCCCTTACCCATGAGCACTTCACCGACAGCCCTGCCCCCCTTGCCCGCGTACTCGACGCCCTTCTTGGCAGCGTTGACGCCCTTCATGAGCAGGCCTTCACTGGCTGCTCGCTTCACGAAGGAGGTGAGCACGTCGAGGTTGTCCTTGACGTAGTCGCGCTCTGTTCGGAGGGAGGCCACCTTGGTCAGCACTTCGCAGTAGTCCTGGAAGTCTTTGATCAGAGGGTGCTCGGGGTTGGGGTTACCAACCGAGGCCGTCTTCTCGATCGACTCGACCATGTCTACCTGCGAGCGGAAGACACCGTTCTCCATCAGCTCCGGGAGGACCTGACGGAAGGCGACCTTCACGTACTCACCCGTAGGCGCGAAGTTCTCCCAGATCTGAGCGACCTCGCCGAGGCTGTGACCAGAGAGGGCAGCCTGCTTGACGTTGTAGAAGTTCCTCGTTCGGAGGTCGTCGTACATCGTCTCGAGGCCGGAGATATGAGCGGTCAGGCTCTCGTAGGAGGAGGCGAGCTTGTCGCGCAGGGCAATAGCATCACCGAGGGGGTTCTCGTCTGGCAGGGCACTGGCCTCCTTGCCGAACATGTCCTCGAGCTCTCGCTCATGAAAACGCGATGCCTTCTTCTCCTTGGCAGGAGGGGGCTGGCTGTAGTCGCTCGAGCCACGGCTGAAGTGGGCAACGCCGGCGCTCTTGTTGAGCTCCTGCAGAACGTACCCAGGGCTCGCCGGCTCCTGGCCGCCGAAGTCCACGACCTTGTGGCCAGCCTCGCCGGCTTTGGAGAACTCGGTGAGGTAGGCGTCCGTGTTGGCGAACTCAACAACACGCTTGATCTGTTCGGCCGACAGACTCGCTGTCTTCACGGTCTGTACGACCGCCTCGTTGAGAGTGGAGTATCGCCCCTCGGACCAGCGCGCAGCCGCGTGCTTGCCCAGAACCTGGAGCTGCTCGCCGTCCATTCGGCGAGCCTTCATCTGCTGCAGCAAACCGTGGTCTGACATTCACTGCTCCTTCAAGAATCCGTTACAAGAAGTACCATGGATAAAAAACTCATGGGAAGCTGGCCCCGGCTGGTCTCCGTGCTGGAAGCAGCCGAGATGCTTTCGGTTTCTGTCGATCAAGTCCATCGCTGGAACCGGGATGGTCTACTAGAGGCTGAGTACCCAGAGGGAAGAAGAGGGGGGAAGTACTTCCAGACGGAAGACATCCAGACCCTCATAGAAGCTCGGGCCAGCAAGACGCTCTCTGACCATGATGTGAAGATTCTAGCCCTTCAGTCTCTGGTCTCCTCCAAGAGGGCAGAACGAAAACTCGATGAGCTGCTTGGGATGCTCGGTGTTTCGGACGTGAAGCTCGGTACCTCGAGGGAGGAGGTCTTGGCTTTCTTCGTCGAGGTAGAGGACGAGATCAAGGAGGGTGAGCCGCTCCTACCCGAGGAGGCGATCGGCTGGGCCAAGCGGATGCTGGGCATCACCGAGGAGTACCTGGAGCTAGTGAAGGAGCACACGTTCATGCTCGAGCCCTGGGTCCCGTACATGCAGCTCTCCAAGAAGCTGCACGACAAGTTCCCAGCAGGGCAGGCAGGGGCCTACCTCTCTCACGCCATCCGTAATCTTCGGCACACGGCGTACTTCTACGTGCGTCGGGCGGATGGGGTGAGAGAGGCGACGAAGCGCTTTCCCGAGGGTGGCGTGACGAGCCAGCTCCTCGGGATCATGTTTCCGAAGAGCTAACCCTTGGTTCGTTGGCCCCGAGTAACCGCCGAGGTTGGGGCCACCGCTCCGAGCGTTCTCTTTCTTCGGGGTGATGATGTCCGGCCTGGGGTGGATGATCATCGAGCCAACGAAGCAGTAGATGATAGAGTGCAACGCATCATCAGGCCGATCGGGCCTGTGCTGGTACTGGATCATGTGAAGAGACTGGTTGTACTCTGTGAAGATGTTCAGGATGTCTTGCCCGAACGGCTCACGGAACTCTTCCCACCTGGGGAACATGATCTGCTTGCGCTTGATGGCCGTGAAGACATCGCTCACGACTTCCGTCTTGTGCACCTTCCAACGCTGCAGCTTACCGTCCCACTCGACCTTCTTCTTGTTACGGGCCATGTACTGGAAGCGGTGCACGCGCTGGGTGCCGAAGCGACGGATCAAGTAGGCGTTGTTGTTGAAGCCACCGCCGTAGTCGCACCCGATGATGCGGACGTTGTACGCATGCAGGATGCGCTTGATCTTCTCGAGCTGGATCTCAGGGTCCGTGTCTTCACCCGTGAAGCGGTGGATGAAGAAGATCTTGAACTTCATCCCGTCGTAGTAGCCGAGACTCATGACCGTGTAGCTGTTCTCGCCCGTGTTACCTTGGTACGCGATGCTTCCGTTACGCTCTGTGACGATGTACCCCGAAGGCACGGCGCAGCAGTACACCTTGCCCGCATAGGGGACGTGCTTCACCGCCGTGGAGGGGGTGTTGAACTGGTAGTCTCGGCCCTCCGACCACAAGGCTCTCCAGCGCGTCTTCCGGTTCCCCTCCGCAGGCTTGTGCAGCTTCACGGAGCACCGAAGACCGAGCTTTATGCAGATCTCCTGGAAGTCCTCGCACAGCCCTTTTGACGTCGAATAGAAGGCCCCTCCTGTGCAGCCCTCCCGAGGGTCCGTGTAACCGTCTCCGTCTACCAGGGCCTGAAACAAGATCCGAAGCTGCCTTTGGCCGAGGCCGAGGAACTCCCGTGGGATACGCTTCTCGTCCCCTTCGACCCCTACGTTCTGGGCGTACCACGCCCAGTACTGCTTGCCGTAAATGGTCCAGTTGACGTCCCCAGTCTTTGGGTTCGGGAACGCCTTGAACGAGACCCCCACCCGGTCGAGAGACGCCTGCATCTTGAGGTAGGTCTCGTGGTTGACCGTCTCCCTCTGCGACATCTTGAGGCAGGACGGGCGGCCCCCATCAAAGCAGACCCCGCCCTCTGTCACGAGATAACCGAGTAGCTCCAACCAGTCGTCCATGGGGACGGTCTTGTCCTCAGAGCCCTTGTACCCAGGGCTCGTCGGCAGCCCCGGCAGCGTGAAGGCCTGCTTCTCCTCTCCTTGCCAGTCGACGTAGCCCACGAACTTGACGTTGCCGCCCCGTTCTACGAGTTCGCCCGCCGACTCGGTGAGCCACCGCTCTCCCTGGGAAGTCCCGACACGCATGCGGTGCGTATGGGTGATCATCAGATCGAGCCCCCCCTTGGTCTCGAAGTGTAGAAGTGGCTGGTCCCAGTCGCGTACCGTACGAACCTTCGGAGCCACGAAGGTCATCGCACGCGTTTCTGGATCCCACTGGGCTACCTTGTCTTCGTCGGTGAGATCACAGAAGTACTTGAAGCCAGACTGCGTAAGAATGCGTGTCTTGTCATCGTGACAGCCCCAGTCGATGCCAGCGAAGATGTTGCCGGCGGTAGCCGTCTTGCGGATCTTCTCGAGGGCCGTGGGGTGCATCGTCAGCTTGGGGTCGCATGACTCCTTCAGCTGGCCCATGGTGATGGGCCGGAGGCCTGAGTCGTAAGACATCCCCAAGACTTCGTTGTAGAACTTGTCGCGGGGGTACCGCTCGTAGTCGAGCAGGATTTCCTCCCACGACCGCCAAGGCACCATCAGCTGGGGGATGCGGTAGCTCTCGAAGACCCCGTCACGGACCTGGTTGATCCACTTCGAGTCCTTGTGCATGGGGTCGATCTTCCCCCCGCACTTCTCGCAGATGAGGCTCTTCTTACCGATGTTCTTCTCGCAGAGGATGTTCCAGTGCCGGCCAGCACCGCCACCAACGGAGGACCCGCAGTGGTCGCACGGCACCATCCACTCACCCTGCGTCGACATCGGGCGGCCCTTGGCCACGCCTGACCGGTAGAACTCGATGGGGTTGTCGAGCCCTTTGGGTGTGCCGGCGTAGATGAAGCGCTTGAACTTCTCCGGAGCGTGGCTTGTGCACTGCTCGATGACGGGGATGTTGTCGGCGAGAATGTCTTGGAGCTCGTCGAGGGTGAGCAGCCAGGCTGGGATGCCTCGGGTACGGTCGGCGTTGAGGAACGCATACCTCAAGGTGATCTTCGCCCGGTTGACGAACTGCTTCTCGAAGATGTTCTGCGACAGCATGGTCGTCGTGAACGTCTTCAAGACCTGGCTCGTCTCGATGGGCTCCTTGATACGGTCGACCGAGAAGACCTTCGTCTGCGTGGCTGACGGGCTCACGTACAGCGTCTTGTACGCCGGCACGACGCACGAGTACGAGAGCATGATGTTGCCGATCATGGTCGACTTCTCGACCTGCCGGCCACAGAACAGGAGCACGCGCCTGGCTGGGGTGTTGTAGGGGCGGCGCATGTGCCGACGCCCCTCAAACGTGAAGTTCTCGTACCCCATACCGTCCTGCCGAGGCATCCGGAAGGCGAACTCGGTGAACTGGCTGGGCAGGACAGCGGGGATCTTGACCGCTGCCCTGCGCTTCTCCTCTATCTCCCAGAAGTCCTCGAAGGGCTCTGGCTCAGGGAGCCAGGGCTTGCCGTTGTGCATCCTTCGGAGTTCTTCGTCTGTGAACTCTTCAGGCTCGAGGTCCTCTTCAGAAGGGACCGTGACGGGGTCAGGCTGGAAGCTGCTCACAGGCTCTTGATCTTCGCTTCGATGGCTTCGTCGAGCTTCTCGAGGAACTTGTCAGCGTAAGCATCGAGGTCGAGGATGTGCCCGAAGCCATCAGCCTGAAACCACCAAGAGTCGACTTCTTGCGTGTAGGCCGCACGCAGCCGTGGGTAGGCTGCGTTGAAGAACTCCATGGACGCATCCGAGAGCACCTCGGGGAAGAGGTACCTCCAGTAGTACCCCACCCTCGCGCCCAGATGCTGGATGTCTTTCACCTGGTAGAAGTGGAAGATAAGGCTTCCCTCGTGGATACAGACTTCTCCGATGAAGGTCGTGTAGTCCTCGACCTTACGGAAGGTCTTCGCCCTCACCCCCTGCTCCTCCTCCATCGAGAGGCGATCCTTCGCTTCCGTCTCCGTCATCTGCTCCGGCTGGTAGTTCATGGTGTTCCTCGAGGAGGTTCATATCCATAGTGTGGTTGCCCTGCGTCACGTCATCGACGAAGGGCAGCTCAGCCGTGTCGTTACGAAGGGCGATGGAAGCAAGCTGCTCCCTGAGATCCTCGTCTGGCTTGACGATGGCTTCCAACGTGTCGGTGATCTTGGCGACACCGTTGGTGTAGTTGATGTACTTTTCCGAATCCTTCGGACCGTTGTTGTACGCCGACTCGAACGCTCTGAGGGCACCGATGTACCTGCCTGCTTCAAGAACCTTGGCCAAGTCGAGCTTGGAAGGCATCGTCCCAAGACGCATCTGGGACAGCAGGGCTGATAGAGGCGAGAAGGGCAGGTCAGCTGCAGTCCTTCTGGCATCTGTGTAGAACGCGCGCTTGAGCGAGTCGTGCTGGCTGCGAATGCCCTCTTCAGTGTGGCTGGCTACCTGGTCTACCTCAAACTGCAGAAGAGCTCGCATCTCGGTAGAGTCGAGCAGGTCCACATCCCAGAAGAAGAACTTGTAGCGGGCTACCTCCTGCTCGGTGCAGGCGAAGCCCTTCTGCCTGGTGAGGGCGTGGGCGATAGCAGCAGGCGGGGCCGATGAGAGAATCATCGCCTCGGTGAACTCTTTGATCCTCGGCGACTTGAGGATGCCCATGGCACCCATCACCGACTGGTCTGGATGGAAGAGCGTGTAGAGCCCGTTCTTCAGTAGCCACCGCACAGACAAGGGATGGTTCTTGTCGTGCGGGAAGAACTGAGGAGGAGGCTTGAGCTCTCCACGCAGACGATCGAGGTACCAGAAGCCCAGACTGGAGATCTGAGCGAACTGGCACATCACGATGATCTGATCGTTCGTGTACTTCTTGCCATGGCAGAGCAGGTACTTGAGGTACCTCTCTGCCGGCGAGCGCCTGATGATCACCTAAGGCTAACGCCTGCTGGAACGCCAGCGTCTTGAGACCCTCGATGACATCCTCGAGGTACTTCACGCACTTCTCGAGAGGGCCCTGGGGGATTTTCGAGAGCCCGAGCCTCGACGACATCAGCAGCTCACAGAGCTTCGCCTGCGTGCTGTTGATCTCCGGCAGGTAGGAGACGAACGTGTGGATGTTCTCGGGGTTCACGAAGCCGATGGAGAGGATCGTGTCGACCGAGGTGGGGTCGGGGATGAAGGCCGCCTCCTTGAAGAGGTTGCGCTTGAGGTCGAAGGCGGGGCTCGAAGCGAGCTTCTCCTGGGACTTCCTGCGCGAGGCCATCTTCACCGACTCGGCAGGCTGGATGTGCCGGCCCACCCGGACGTCGACCGGCATGCCATGGGCAATCGCCTGGGCAAGCTTCGTCTGGGCGTAGCCGAGATCTGTACCCAGGCCACCCAACAGGAAGAGCGAGTCGTCGAACGACAGGAAGTGCTTCTCGTCAGACGCCAGCTTGTCGATGGGGAAGCCCTCGAACGAGAAGCTGTTGACGCCCCCCGCCCTCACAGTCACCGAAGCAAGCTTCCGCTGGGCGTGCGCCACCTTGTTCCCGCCCTCAGGGGCGCTCACCAGGACAACGCTTTCGGCCTTGCCCATGCCCATCCACTTGTAGTCCTTGGGCAGGAGGAACGTACCCTCATCAGCCTGGGTGGGCTTCTGGATGTTGGGCTGCAGAGAGACCGTGCACTCGCGACCATCGTAGGTCTCGACGTGCAGCTTCTGCTCCCCGTCCGTGACCTTCCCCTTGATGGTCATGGGGATGGTCGCCTCTGTCTCGTCACCACTCTGACGAACGAACACGCCGGTGCCCGTGGGGGAACCGAACATGAGCTCGCCGTTGGTGCTCTGCAGGCTACCGGCGATCTCCGGCTGCACAGCCGCCGCCGACCCGTTCGTGAATAGGGCGATGGGCAGAACTGTGCCGTCGAGGTCAGTCAGGTTGGGGAATACGAGCCCCATCATCTCGGTGCCCTCCTCGTTCTGCACCTTGTACGTGCCGAACTCGGTGATGGGCTTGAGGTCTGCCAGCGGGGCGCCTTCACCCACGGCATCGTCAGTGACGGTGACCGAGCCATGCTCATCGGCATCCTGGGCGAGCTTCACCCCGAAGTGCTTGATGATGTCGCCTCGGCTGACGGAGTGAGCCTCCTTGACCTGCCAGTACTTGTGGTTCGCCTCCTTGACCCGGTAGCCCACGTTCTCCTTCGAGACCTGGATGACCGAGGGGCGGATGGCGCTCTCCATCGAGGAAGCCACCTTCTCGCTGGTCACCTGGTTGGTGTTCCAGATCTTGTTGATGGAGGGGAGGGTGGCGTGGGCGTTCTTCACGTACGCCTGTTGAACCCCAACGTCCTTCATCTCGTGGGCGAAGGAAGTAAGGTCGGAGCTCAGTGCTGTCGGAAGGATGGCCTCGAGCAGAGAGGCTGACTTCTCCACACCAGTCAGGTCATGACCCGAGGTCTTGAGGTCAGACTCGTTCGGGTCCTTCTTGAAGCCCTTGAGCTTCTTGGCATCGACACCAAGCACCTTCGACAGGCGCTCTGCGAACTGCGCCTTGTTCTTGTCTTCGGCCGTCTTGGTCTCAACGTGCAGCTGCTCACGCAGGTAGTACTCGAGATCTGAGCTGGTCTTGCCCATCATCCCGCCGGCGCCACCCATGCCGCTGCCATCCCGGTGGGGCGGGTAGATCTGACTGGCCATCGACGTGTCACCTGGCGTCTTGCTGGTGACATCGAAGGTCTGTGGGCGGAAGAGGGCTTCCTTCAGACGCCGCTCGGTGAGGGGAAGAACCTTCGAGTCACCAGTAACGATGAGGTCGAGGGGCTGAAGCTTCTTGTCCTTGACCACCACCGGGATGCGAACCGACTTCACGCCCACGGCGTCCTTGGCCTGGTCGCTTGCGCCTTGCTGCAGCTCGGTCTTGTTGGAGATCTCAATGTGGCCGAATGCAAAGCCACGCTCACCATCGATTCGATCCATCACCGTGTGAGGCTCGAAGTCCGAGATGAAGGGGATCTGCTTGTACGCTTCCTGCAAGATCTCCTGCGACCACTGGTTCGGGTCTTCAGGAAGAACAGTCTCAGCGGCCGTCTTCTGGATCGGCAGGATGGAGTCGAGGTAGAGGTTCGTCATCGTTCTTCTCTCAGGTTCCTGTCGCCAGGGTGGCCTTCATGGCTGCCCATGCGGTTGGGCTCTTAGTAACGAGAATAATACCGGAGCATACCTCGGTAGGGGCAATGCTGTACGGGCCGTAAGAAAGGCCTCCGGTGAAGCTACCGCTGATCGACGAGCCAGCTGAAGACAGCATTACGTCCTCGAACGAGAGCAAGAACACCGGTCCTGCGCTCAGGCTTGCGGCCAGTTGAGCTGCAAAAGACACGGCCGGAAGCTTCACTGCAAGAGAGCCCTGGATGAGTGCTTCAAGTCCGCCGATCTGAATGGCAAGAGCTGCAGCCAGGGAAGCCATGGCGGAGATCTGCCCAGTGGCTTCAACAGAGATGGTCGGGATAGCGCCCGATAGAGCCAGGGCAATCTGAGCTTGTAGAGCTGCGATGCCAGCGAGAGCAATCTGAAACCCGAGGAACGGGTTGGAGATGTTCAAGCCGATGTCAAAGCTTGCCTGCAGGGCTGCTGAGAGCTGCGCCTGGAAGTTGGCCTGCAGGGCCCCAAGACCCAGTGAGCCAAACAGGGCGAAGTCGATCTGAGCAAGCAACGGGTTCAGGGCCAGGAGAGATGCCTGGGCTGACACGTTGATGGAGCCCAAGGGGGCAGCGAATATGACGCCGTTGTAAGCCATGGTTCAAACGAGGCACGATGCTTCGCCCGTGAGGATCATCCCGAAGAGAACAAGGGGAGGACTTCCAGGAACGGGTACTGGCGTAAAGGGGAAAGTGAGTTGCACCAATGCCCCCTGAGCAGCCACGGGCTTGGAGCCCTTGCCCAGGCGAACAATGCTTCCCTTGACGTGGGCCAGAGCTCCGCCATCGAGAACCATACCGTTCTTGGCCTTCATCAAGATCTGATTCTCGCTCTCGAGAGTCAGGTCTTCTTTGCTCTTGATGTAGATCTTCTTCTTCGAGGTGAGAGCCACGTTGCCCTGCGCCCTGAGGAAGACGCCACCAGCCTTGTCGAAGAAGAACCTCATGACAACCTTGTCACGGGTCTTGTTGTCGATGGGGTCCCCTGTGTCTGCGTTGAATCCCTTGGGGGCTATCACGCACTCAACCACGATCTGCTCCTTACCGATGCTGAGCAAGTCGAGCAGGCCCTGCTCACCACCATCACCCGATGGCTCGATGATGGGGTCATGAATCTTGCCCACCTTCACCCGAACATCTGCCTCTTCATCATTGGCCAGGATGCGAAAGGTGTGGGTGTACTCGCTGGGTAGGTCCTGGTAAGCCGGGCCTTCTTGGATGCCCCAAAGAACAGACCCACCGTGGTTGTGGTGGGCATAGTTCTTCGTCATCTGCATCAACGTATCGGTGAGCGGGATGTAGATGCTCTGGCAGATCTCCGAGCAGCCGATCTGCAATACACCGCCCCGATGAAGGATAACGAAGTTGCCATCCCTCGTACGGAACCAGATGTCACCCGGCTTGGCCTTGGGCCTACCCCCTGAGAAAGTCGCGCTAGTCGAGCTCTTGTTCGGCTGGTTGTTCGACTGCGTTCCCTTGGGCGCGTCCGGAGCTGCCTGGTCGTTGTACTCAACCGGCATGATGAACGAGCTCACGTAAGGGGGTGAGCTGTCGGAGGGGACGGTGACCATGCACTTGGCACCAACCTCGGGGAAGACGTAAGCGCCCTCCCCGTTGTTGTAGTGCAAGTACATGCTGCCTACTTGGATGCCAGCAAACCTATGCCGGTCGAACTGGCTGATGACATCCACCGTCCAGTTCGCCAGGTTGACGCCGACGATCTTCCCTTGAAGAACGTACGACTCAACGTTCCCCTCCATGAAGGTGAACGAGGTGCGGAAGCGTTGGATGCCTTGCATCAGTAGCTGTGCTCCGACACGTTCTCGAGGTGCTTGTAGCCAGGCAGCTTCGACTGGTTCTTGTTCAGACCAAACTCAGCGCCGTAGGCAATCGCGGGGATCGGGTGGCTGCCGTGCAAGTTGCTCTTCGACCGCATGGCTGCGCCCTCGGCGATGGTGTCGCGGAGGTTGCGGTGCTGCAGCTTCGCCATCCAGTCTTCCTGCAGTTCGAGGGGCATCATGTTGACGCCCTTCAGAACAGGGGTGTGCTCGATGGGCTTCTTGCCCGCTTTGGCCAGGTCGTTGTTCATCTTCTGCACCATGCTCAGGGGCTGGAACTCGCCGCGCAGAATGCCCTCTGAGTCCCCAGGATGCACGACCTTCGTGAGGTTTGACATGGCTTTGACGACTACTTCGACATGGCGGCGCTTGATGCCCTCGTCCTTGTAGAGGGAGTACATCTCGCTTACGAGGTGGTTCTGCACCTTGTCGATGGAGCCAGTGGCCTTGTAGAGGTCGTGCGGGTTGAGCACGGTTCGGTGGGGGTCGGACAGAGACTGCCCAGCCTCGATGTGGTCACCGATCTTGGGGGGCGCCCAGCTGAGCAGGTTCTCCTGGCCTGGCAGCAGGTGGTGCAGAGGCATGCCTGTCTGGTCCTTGCCGACATGGTGAGGGCGCTTGCCGACCCACACGTTCACGCCCGTCGCTGTGTTCTCCACCTTCTCCACCTTGCCCGAGACCATGGCCAGGGAGGCCGCGTTGGGGATCTTCTGGGGGAGCATGGCGAGCTGCTCGAAGCGGCCGAAGCCCGACACAGCGGCTGAGGCACCACCGGCGACACCGCCAGTGTGGAACTCCTTCATGGTGAGCTGCACGGCTCGCTCACCGAGCGTGTGGCTTGAGAGCACCCCGATGTTGTCGCCGATGTTGTGCATGTGGCCAGTTGAAGACAGGCCTACGCACTTCTGGCAGATGCCCTTCTCATGCTCACACCGCAGCGGGCTACGCACCACGATCTTGGCATTCTTATCGGCGGCCTTGATCTGCGCGACCTTGTCGGGGGTGAGCAGCTCCCCGGCCTTGATGTGTACGTGCCCAGCCTTGAAGTCGGAAGCCAGCAGGCGATCGTGTACATCCTTCTCGTTGATGTGCAGAGAGATGCCCCTGGTCGTCCCGCAGTCGGGCTGGGTCACGAGGATGTCCATCGTGTTGTTCTGCAGCAGCTTGGACATGTAGCCAGGTTCCTGGGTCTCCTGAACCTTCATGACCGAGCCCCTGCGAGCTCCGTGCATCTGCGTCCAGTACCCGGCCATATCGAGGCCTTCGGAGTAGCTCTTCGTAACAGGCAGCGGGATGACCCTGTTGTTCGCGTCCGTGAGCAGCATGGGCGCAATCTTCATCTGCTTGTACTGAGCCCACGACGGCTTAGCCCCAGCCTTGTACATGATGTACAAGTTGTCCATCTTCTTGTCGGCTTCGATCTTGTGGGCGTCGCCGATCTCCTTGTCGGCCTTCATGTAGATGTCAACGATACGACGCTCCTTGTCGTTCTTGTTGACCCCACTAGCCCGAACAGCATCTGCCTCCTTGTGAGCGCCGACGAGCACCTTGTCTCGACCGATCTTGTCCGTCTGGAAGTCGGCAAGAGAGAGCGTGTGCATGCCCGTGGGTACGAAGATGTTCTTCTTCGGATCGTTGATGTTGTGAACACCAACGTTAGGCATGGGCACGGTCACCGTGCCGAAAGCCGAGTGGTTGCCCACGTCCTTCAACATGTTGACTGACTTGTCGAACTGATCCTTGTGGTCTTTGCCGAGCTTGGTGAGCAGTGACTCAAGGCCCTTCTTATCGATACGCATCTCCAGGTTGTGGAGAAGGTCTGCTTGCATGCCGAGCGGCATGGTAGTAGCGAGAAGAACCCGGCCAGCGGTCGTCTTCTTACCGTTGAGAGAGACCACGTCGTTGTAGTGGAACTTGCCCCCTCGCACGGCGTCAAGGATGTCGCCAGGAGTCTTGAACGTATGGCTCGTTTCTTTACCAACCATCGAAAGCTTGTAGAGCCCGATGGCCGAGTCGAGGGTGGGGATGAACGCCACCCGCCCCGTGTTCTCCATGAAGATATTGTTCGACGGCTTCATGCGGTGCGCTTCGGCAACCGCGTCCCTGTGGATGGGGACGAAGACGCTCATGGTGTCTCCGTCGAAGTCGGCGTTGAACCCACCGCAGACAAGCGGATGGATCTTGATGGCGTTGCCCTCTACACGCTTAGCCTGAAATCCCTGCACGTTGTACTTGTGAAGGGCGGGGTCACGCTTGAGCAGGATAGGTCGCTCTTCCATCACGGAGTCGAGGGCCTTGATGACGCTGGGATGATCTTTCTTCGTAAGGAGCTTCTGCGCGTCGAGAGGGTTCGATGCCGCACCCATCTCCTGAAGCTTCTTGACGATGAAGGGGCGAAACAGATCAAGCGCGTGGTCCTTCGGGAGACCGACCTCATCAAGCCCCAGCGAGGGCTCTGGGACGATGGTCGAGCGCATGGTCAGGTCCTGCCGCTTCTGGACGACGGACTTCTGGAAGTACCCGTTCTTCGGGGAGGCACCGGAAACCTGATGAAGGAGCCCCTTGTGCTTTGCCTGAGCGTAGGGGACGTGTATCCCGATGACAGCCTTGACGCCGTCGTAGTAGTTCTGACGAAGCTCCTTCTTCATCTCGTCGGTCAAGTGCCGCGCCAGCGTCGGGTCCTTGAGCTTATCGTTGACAAGGGCGAACTCCGAGTACAGCTGGTTGATGTCGGCGTACTTGATGTTGCCATCAGCCATCGGGGACGCCGGCCGAAGGACTGGTGGGATGATGGGCATCTTCGTCATTACGTAGGCTTCTGATGCGCCTACGCCCAACTGATCGAGAGCCCTGAGGTACTTCACCTTCTTCAAGACCGGGTCAACCTTGGCCATGGGAACGGAGTTGAGCTCCTTCATCCCGGCGGCCAGGTCCTTCTTCACGTCGACCTTCGAGAGCAGGTGCTGGATGGCCCGACCACCGGTGTGGGCTGCGTCCTTGAGCTCGACGATCTTCCCCTGGTGGTTGATGCCCGACTCGCCGTGAACGATGGCGTCGAAGTCCTTCTGGGTCAGGCCCGTGAGACTGCGGATGGGGGCCTCGAACACTGGGTTCGGCACCGGCTCTGCGAGATCGATGTGGCTCCACTTGATGCCGCCGTGCCCACCGGTGAGCTTCTCATCAAAGAGACCACCAGGCCTGGGCTTGAGCTCACCGGACTTGTCGACCTTGGCTTCGAGGCGTTCAGCTGGCTTGGGCAGGGCCCTGCCAGCCGAGAGCTCCATCACATGCTTGTCCGTCAGGGGCGAGAGGATGAGCTCGTGGCCCTTCTTCTCGATGTTCACCCCTGAGCCCTTGAGCATGTCCTCGAACTTCTTGAAGGCGAAGGTGCTCTTGGGCGTGGGCAGAGGAGCGCCTGTCTGGATGGCGTTCCACACCTGCAGGTGCTGGCTTGGCCACTTCTTGCTCTCGTTGGTCTGGGGGTCTTCACCCTCCCCCTTCCACGTCTGCATCTCCCGGATGTTCGCCTTCGCCCCGTGGGCAAGCAGGGCGTACATACCGAGTGAACCGATGCGCTGACCTGAGCCGGGCTGCAGGTTTTGGTCATAGCGGTCACGGTTGGGTTGACCTGGAAGGCCCATGCCCGAAGCCACGGTGACCTTCTTGTCGACCTGGTGAACCAGCTTGAGGATGTGCTGGTGACCCGTCATGGCATGCCCCAGTGACTGCCCCGTGACCGGGTCGATGAGCTCCTCGGTGTCGTGCAGGCCGTGGCTCTTCAGCTCCGCCTGCACCTTCGCCACCATGTCGACGTCCTTCTGAAAGGCCTGAACGACGTAGGGCTTACCCGTCTTGATGGCGATCTTCGACGCTGCCGTCTCGAGCAGTTGGCTCACATTCATACGACCAGGCACGCCCGTGGGGTTGAGCGCTACCTCGATGGGCTTGCCATCCTTGCTGTGGGGCATCTCATGGTCGGGCAGAACCATGGTGACAATGCCCTTGTTGCCGTACCGACCGGCGAGCTTGTCGCCTGACTGCATGGGCTCGTGCGTCTTGACGTGTACCTGCAGGCCACCCTTGCCATTGGTGACAGAGACAACTTCCCCCTCAACCTCTCCCTCCCAGCGCAGGGACTTGTCGGCATGGCTGCCGGCCAGAGACTTGCGGATGGCCGAGACACCCGTCCTGTCCTTGAGCTCGAAGGGCTTCATGGCCAGGGCCAGGGGATCTCCAGGGGTGACCTTGGAGCCAACCTTGATGACGCCGTCGTCACCGAAGTTGACCAGCTGCTCCTTCTTGTAGACCCCGGGGTGTTGGATCTGAAACTTGCGGGTGCTCAGGATGGTGTCGGTGTCGACGGGCACCGTGTGCTTGTGCAAGTGCATCGAGGCGAGCTTCTTGGAAGCCGTCTCGCTGATGACAACGCCGTCCTCGAAGTTGTACCCCTTGAAGGGGATGAAGGCGACGCGCAGGTTTGAGCCAAGCGCGAGAACGCCATCCTTCGAGTAGTTGGTGTCAGCGACTGTCTCGCCCTTCTTCACCTTGTCACCCACCTTCACAAGAGCGCTCGAGTGGAGCACGCTCTTCGTGTCATTGGTCGGGTAGTGGTTGTAGAGAGGGACGTCGTGCTTGTCGCCGTTCTTGTCCTTGATGACGATGTTGTCAGCGTGGATTGAATGCACGACACCATCAGCCGTTGCTTGGTGCGAAGCCTGGCTGCCAAGCACGGCCTCGAAGCTCTGAAGGCCTGGCGTGTAGACGCCGGTGCCCACCTGAACGAGAGGCGCTTCTCGGTTGACGAGGGAGATAGACTGCTCGATGTGGCGGGTGGCCATCGACACGCGGTTGCCCGAGCAGTTGTTCATGAACGGCACGAGGTTCGATGTCATGTTGAACACCTGGCTCGAGTGCTTCATGACGTAGTGGGCATCCTTGAAGGGGATGGGGCCCATGTCGTTGTCGTCTTGGGCGGCCTGCACCGTCTTGCTCAGTGGGACCGGCTTGCCGTTCTCCCACTTCACCTGGTCTGCCAGCACCACGCTTGACTTCATGAACAGAGCAGGGGGGACCAAGTCCATCTTGCCCGTCTTGAGGTTGTACAGGGGGACAACAGGATCGTTACCCAGCTTCCGTACACCGAGAGGCAAGCGCAACGTCACGCCAGTCTTCGAGCCTTCGGGCGTGTTCACGGGATCGAGAAAGCCGAAGTGGCTCTTGTTGAGCATCTTCGCTTCGTTGGTGACAGCCTGCTCACTCTGGATGCCGCCCGAACCCATGATGGTAGTCTGCATTGCAGAGCTCATCATCTCGACCGGGTTGATCTGAGAAGCCACACGAGCTGCAGAGTTCTTGTGGAACGACTGCTTGATCGGCTCGTTGAACATCTCGAGCTTTACGATCTCCCTGATGTCGCTCTTCGAGTTGATGTTCCTCGATGCCTTCATGGCGATGGTTCGACCAGCCGCCTTGATCTTGTCGTGGGCGAAGTCTCCAGCTGAACGCAGGTCCTTGAAGATGAGGCTGTCCCGGTCATCCTCTGGGTGACCCGCCTGCACCTTGAGCATCTTCTGCGTCGCCAGGTGCAAGGCCTCACCACTCACGTGATCGATGGGCTTGCCCAGCGTGACGGACGTAGCGTCAGTACGCATCTTCGAGTTCTGCATCGCCTCGAAGAAGTGCGTCTCAGCAACCTCCTTCGAGATAGGTGCCTCTTTGCGGTCTGACTTGTAGAAGCGCTCGAGCGTACCGGCGGCACCACGGGCATTCTTGTTGGCCGCGAAGATCTCTTTGCCCCAGCTCTTCTCGAGATCGTCGTCAGAGATGCCCATCGTCTTGATGAGCGGATAGAGCGGCAGTTTGCTCTTGTTGTACTCCATGTAGAACTGCTTCGACTTCTCATCGAAGAGCACATCGAATGGAGCCTTGCCCTGAACGTTGAAGCGTGTCTCGAGCTCACCGTTCTGACGACGACGCGTGTAGGCACCGGGCTTGAGTTGCCACTGATTGTCGACCTGGTACTCCTGCCCATCCATGATGTAGGAGTAGCGCTGAGTCTGACGGGGGATCTCCGCGATGCGTACGCGGCGTTGATCCACCACTTTGCCAGTGGCGTTATCAACGAGACGCATGTGCCCGTAGACCGGAGCAGAGAAGCTGCCGCCGTTGATCTTCGCCTTGTGTTGGGCCCTCAAGTCATCGGGGTGTAGCTCATCCTTTACTTCAAGCTTGTCAAGGTGAAGGGTCTGCACCTTCCCCTTCATAGGGAAGTTCGTCTGGATGCCTTCCAGCGTTCTATCGCGGAAGTGCTCGAACGCTTCTTGAGGGTCTAGATGAGCCATCTTTGTGTCTCTGGTGAGGGTACTCCACGCGCAAGAGTCGGTGCAAGGTACGCTTTTTCAGCGGCATAAGGACTTTGATTGGGCACTAGCGCTCAGTCTCAAGGAGATGCGAAGCATGAGCGACAAGAAAGAGCCAACCAAGGGAAAGTCCTTCGAGAAGAAGGTCGAAGAACTCTACGGAAGCGCAGGAGCAAAGAAGAAGACCTGATGTTCGCGGTCTTCCTAACCGGGGCCATCGCCGGCTTCTTCAACGGCGTGTACCTGTGGGCGACCACGAAACTTCGTTATGCTGATTCACCCATTCCTGCAGAAAGAGAAGCTGAGGGTACACCAGGGAACGAGGCTCCTCCAGGAGACTCTGGGCCTGGTCGGCAGGGCCCTGTTTGATCCGCTAGAGAAGTCGAGACTCTGGCAGATAGAAGCCCTGTTCGCCCCTATCGCCGGCCGTACTTTGGGGGGAGTACGTGCCAAACTAGTTGATGAAAAGAACTTCGTCACCTTCATCAACCAAATGGATCTAGAGGTACTCCTTGGGCTAGTGAAGCCTGGGATGAAGTGCCACTGGTCTGGCAGATCGTACTCAGGCCCAGGTGACCGGGACTGGTACGGCTTGTGTGTCGACGATGACGACCTGATCGACGATCTCTACGGCCGTGAACTCATGCTCAGATCTGAATACAACTATCAGATGCTGCCTGAGGGTCTAGAGATATACCGCCGAGTACACCACGAAGAGAAGGTCGACAAAGAAGAACTCCATCTTCTCATCGGCGATTACGACAGAGAGACAGGCGTCTGCCCCGATCCTCGGATGGAGACCATCGAGAACCGGTGGGTTCGGGCAGACAGCACGAGGGTCATATGGGAGGCCATTTTCTAAGGCTTCTCCCGGGTGCACAGGACGACGAGGAAGAGACCGTCAGTGACGCTGAGCCTGAGTTCGACTCAGGCCAGCGTTGCTCTATCTGCGGCGAAGCCCTCCTCCTCACCGAGGAGGTCTTCTGTCTTGAGCTCAGGCAAGCCTGGGTTGAAGGCGGCGAGCTGCAGACCTTCCCCCTTCTTGACGCCGACGGAGAACCGGAGTTCACCTCGTACATCTTTCACTTCGAGTGCTGGGAGAGCGCTACGCATGAGCTCGGAGAACAAGTCGAGGACATCCCAGCCCTCACTTCCCTCGAGAAGCTTCTCGAATGCACGGAGTGTGGCAACAGCATCACTGCCTGGGACCCGTACTGCGCCGTCACCTTTGGAGAACTACATGCCTCCAAAAGGCGACCGTCTGGAGCGCCGGCGGTTCACTTCACGGGCCTATCGAGGCCACTTCCGCTCTGCTTGGTCTGCGTGGCCAGGCTGATCGATGAATGTTTCGACGACTGGGAAGACGGCGTCATGGAGCGTCTTCCGATGATTGAACACCTGTACCAACAGTACATCGCCGGAGAACAAGAAGAATGAGCGTATCTCTCGAGACCATCCTCTCCACGTCCTTCCTCGTCCCCCTCGGGGACCCGCTCAAGCCCAACTGCTACTGGGGCCTGAACGTCATGCTCTGGGGCAGCCCCGGCATCGGCAAGAGCGCACGCGTCAGGTCTGCTGCCGCCAAGGCGGGTCTGCCCACCGAGGTTGTCATCGCCGCAACGCGCCAGCCCGAGGACGTGTCGGGCGCTGCCTTCCCCGACGGCCAGGGCGGCGTGAACATCAAGACCCTGCTGCCAGGCGTCCAGCGCCTCATCAAGGACGAGCAGGGCGTGCTCTTCCTCGACGAGCTCTCCTGCGCCAGGCCCGCTGTGCAGGCAGCCTTCCTCGGCGTCGTACTCGAT